TTTTGACGAACTTTAGAAGCATTCACCCATTCAGCAAACTCAGTATCAGCTACAATGTCCTGAAAGTCAGGGTGGTTAGTTTGTAACTGCGCCAGTGTTTGTTGTTGTTTAAGCTGACGAGACATTTCGTCTGCCTGTTTAAACTTAGGATGATTGTTAAGCATCTGCTCAACAGCAGCTTGAGGATTCTCAAAGAAGTCAATTTCTTCTTCGGATTCTTTGGGCTTAGCGGCATTAGCTGTTTGAGACTGGATAAAGTTGTCTACAAGTTTTCGTAACTCACCCACTTCAGAAGATTGACGGCCAAGTAACTTCTCAGCTTCTTGGTGCATTCGGATAATATCTTTTGAAGATTTACCCTTATACTTTTCTGGAATGTCTTCTTCTTCAGCTTCAACTTCTTCAAGAGTTTCCTCTTCAGGTTCTTGTTCAGTTGTATTCTCTTCTTCAAGAGTAGCAAGTTCTTCGCCATCTTGCAGTTCTTCTTCCGGACTTACATCCAAAAACTCTGCCATTATTAACTCCGTACTTTACAGTATTGTGGATTGATTATTTATTAGCGGCTTTCTCATGTCTTTCAGCCCACTGGTTAGATGTTAAATATCCACCAATTAGGACAGGAGAGATTATCCGCTGACTAGGTTCACCACATTCTGAGCATTCGACTTCGCGGGTTTCCGCATCGATATACCTTTCAGTTATGTGATTATTGGTACACTTAAACTCAAATATCCTGCGAGGCATCTTCAGTTTCCTTCTGAAGCTCATCGTAGGCATTACGAATAAGTGTTTCCCAATTTATTACATGATCAATTACATACAATTGACCTTGTTTATATTTTAAATCTTTTTCATCTTCTACGCTTCTAATGTTATACTGAGCTAGGTTACCCTGAATATCAGTAATAAACTGCTTCCACGCTTCGGTAGTGAAAAGATCAAAGTAGGTTTCGTAGTACTTTTCTACTTCAGGTGTCATTGACATTCTCCTGTATTTATGTTATATTATATATTATAGCACAAACTGTGCCAAAAGTCAAGCAGTTTTTTTAGGCCGCCCAACTGATTTAGGTTTGTCAAGTTGTTTTTCTAATTCTTCAATTTTACGCTCAATACGTTCAAAGATTGCGTTCATTTGATTAAGAACATCTTCTAATTCTTTACGCGTTACCACGATTATTCTCCATACTCATGTATAATTGTGTATCAATAGCTTTTTCTTTTAACTGTAAGTCAACAGCTTTAAGTGCTTGATCTGCAATCTTGGTGTCATCCAACTTATCTGCTGCGTTAGCCACTGCAGTAAGTTCTTTGATAGCCAATTCATCAGGAATTGCACCAGTTTCCATAGCATACTTCTGGGTGCGTGCTTGAGATTCAGCCGCTTGTCCTGCCAATGCAGCAGTCTGTGCTTGTTGAAACTGTAGTTCAGCCTCAAACTTAGCTTGTTGCATTTGTTGTAGCTGTGGATTAGGCTGATTAGCTTCACGAATCTTCTGAATAATCTGTTCACGGTTAGAAAGATTCATATTATCTACAATAGATTCAATCAACAGTGGATACATTGGTGATTCAGGTGACATTGTTTGCAACAATTGTACTAATTGTGTTACTTCGTACTCACGTGCAATGATACCAAGGGTAGATGCTGCTACAAATTTAAAGTCACGAGCAGGATATAGCTCAGGACTAAACTGCATATAGCGATGAGCAGCCTTAGTAACGAATGGTACAAGGAAATTCTCATGGAAATTAATCAATGTACGCTTATGACGCTTGATAATTGCACCAAGAGACATACTAATACCGGCCGCAGTAGCTTCACTACCTGCAAATGACGGCATTCCTGCTGTATCAATAGCACCTGTAGCCATCTGTACCATCTGCATAAGGTCTTTGCCTTGCTCAAATGTCACAGTATCGGTAGCACCAAACTTAAATGGCTGTAAAATCTCTGCAGGATTACCGTTAGTAAGTAGTGTCTTACCCGGACGGATCTCCATCTTAGCACCACGAGGTAGTCGAGAAGCGTCTACAGCAAGCATAGGATGCACTGTAAGCGCCAAACTGTCGATACGCGCACGTAGCTCTGTGTCTAGTGCTTTCTGGCTGTTGTAGCCTTTCTCACAGACTCCACGACCCCAGAAACGAGAAGGTACGATATCCCATTGGAATGAAACAACAGGACGATCTTGCATCATGTAAGGGTTAGCTTCTAGTTTAAGAAGTGTATCACCATTAGCAATAACAGCAATAACTTCTACATAGCTGCTATCACCATCAATTTCTACATCAACTTCACTATCACTGTCTAGTAACCAACGTGGTACTTTACCATAGTATTTAGTTAAACGTACTTTATCATCGTTGTAAGTTGTTAGGTCTTGATCAGGCTCAAGTGCCTCATCAGGTGCAGCAGTTTGTACTTCTACATCAAAGTAAATACCTGCATCAATACCTGCTTGTACTTGGTGTAATGGTACAAACTCATCTACAGCAACGCCTAGTGCTTCTTCAATAGATACTGCAACAGGATCAATCAAGAAGTTCTGAGGTAGAATAGGACGAATCTTAACTAACATACGGTCTTGTTCAGTAACACCAACCGCAGTCATTGCACCTTCCATGATAGGCTGAGTAGCAGGACGTATTTCTTTTACTTCGTCAAGAACAATCTCACCGATACCAGTACCATATACAGCAGCGTTAAGTACACACTCAGCAATATTCTTACGAGCTTTAACAAAGCCCATGTCTTCTTCTAACTGAGCACGTAACATCATTACGTCTTGCGGTTGTTCATCTTGCAAGTCATCTTTAATGTCAAACCACTTGCCGCGACCGAACGTAGCTTCTTCTACTTCGGCAACGCTAGACTCAACTGCTTGCTGCAAAGCAGGAGATATTAATCGGCTACGTTCACTGTCACGTAAGCGGTCATTCGGGTTCCAAATACCACGCCATAAGCGGTAGTATTCTTCATGATCTTCAGCGTAGGTAGAATCATAGTGATCACGCCAAGCGTCACACTTCTCCATGATCCAATCTTCTACACGTACTTCACCAAAGCTGTATTCTTCCATATTAGTATCCTGCTACGGGGTCAAGGAATTCAAAGTTATCTTCTTCGTACTCATAATTGTAACATACTTTAGCTAGTTGATCTATGTATGCCAACGAGTCAACAAGGTCATCGTGTACCATGTTGTTAGGGAATTGGAATAATTGATCTAAAAATTCAATATTCCATTCACCTTCATTTAAACAGATCTGACCATGTTCAAAGCGTCCTTGTAACGCCCATACAATACGATCTACTTTCTTTTTATTACCGTGTGTTAATTCTTCTACACGAAAAAAGTTATTGTTTGCTTTCATGTAATCAGTTAAGTATGGTAATACTGCATTGCGTAATGCACCTTTTTCTATACCAACTGCTACAGGTTCATACCAAGCTACAGTTTCAAAAATAATCTCTGCTGTCTTCTTGATATCCCATCGTCCATGAATAATCTCTGCTACGTACCAACCGCTTTCACTAACTTTAACAACGCTGATAGAAGTTTCGTCAAGACGTTTTTGGCTTTTAGTAGTAGCGTTTTGAATGTCTGCGAAACCTGCGAGGTCAACTGCGACATAGTAGTCTCCTTCTTCTGGTTCTTCTTCATCTATAATAATCCAATCTTCTTTAAATATTTCTGATCCTGCTGCTTCAAATGAGGCCATGAATTCTTGTCTAAACGCATAGCTAGACATAGACTTCTTAGCTGTATCAATCTCTTCAGGATCTAGTAGAGGATTATCGTAAGATGTAAAGTGCCACGATTTATAACTATCATCTTTACCCATAGCACCGTATTGATAAAGATCATAGAAATGATTACGACCCATAGGCGTACCAATAAACATGGCAGTACCTTTCTGGTCAGCTAGAGCAGGACGTAGGATTTGTTCCCACACTGACGGTTTCATGTCAGCGTATTCGTCCATAACAAGGAACTTAAGACTTACACCACGCATGGTCTCAGGTCTGTCAGCACCTTTAAGAGATATTACAGCACCATTAACAAGTGTTATCTGTAAGTTATTAATATGAGCACTCTTGATGACTTCGTGTCCAAGCTCCAT